GGAAAGGCTAAAAAGAAATGAAAGGTTTATACGCAAACATCCACGCTAAACGCGAGCGTATAGAAAAGCAGAAAGCTGCTGGCAAGACTCCTGAGCGTATGCGTAAGCCTGGTGCTCCTGGTGCACCTACCGCTAAGGCTTTCAAAGAATCAGCGAAAACGGCTAAGAAATGACTGCCGCTTGGACTAGGAAAGAAGGTAAGAACGCTAAGGGTGGCCTGAACGAGAAAGGTCGGAAGTCTTACGAGGCTGCTAACCCTGGCTCTAACTTGAAGGCTCCGGTCAAGAGCGGAGATAACCCGCGCAGAGCGTCTTTCCTAGCGAGAATGGGTAACATGCCAGGCCCAGAGCGTAAACCTGATGGTAGCCCTACTAGACTCTTACTAAGTCTAAAGGCATGGGGTGCGAGTAGTAAGGAAGATGCAAGGTCAAAAGCAAAGGCAATCTCTGCTAGGAATAAAAACCGATGACCTCCAACGGAGAATACGGTGAATCAAATCGAAATGGTTTCTATTGGTCAATTGCTACCCTATGCACGAAACGCAAGGACGCATGACGACGCACAAGTTGCACAAATAGCCGCATCCATTAAGGAGTTTGGGTTCAACAACCCGATCCTGATAGCGGACGATCAATCAATCGTTGCAGGCCACGGAAGGTTAGCCGCGGCGAGAAAGTTAGGTCTAACCGAGGTTCCTGTTGTTAGACTGTCTCATTTAAGCGACACTCAACGCAAAGCCTACATTCTTGCAGATAACAGGCTGGCCCTGAACGCAGGGTGGGATAACGACTTACTCAAGCTGGAGTTGCAAGAACTTGAGATAGAAGGCGTTGACCTTGAGATGCTAGGCTTCAGTAAGGAAGAGTTAGACGGGTTGCTGAACTCGCTAGAACCTACAGAGGGACTGACTGACGAGGATGCCGTACCTGAGACTCCAGAGGAGCCTATTACCAAACCTGGGGATATTTGGGTACTAGGCAAGCACCGGTTGATGTGCGGCGATAGTACGAGCATCGATCATCTAGAAAAGCTGTGCAATGGTCGGCAAGTTGATATGTGGTTAACGGACCCGCCTTATAACGTGGCATACGAGGGCGGCACAAAAGAGAAGCTGACTATAAAAAATGACTCAATGGACGACGACCAATTTCGTCAGTTTCTAAGAGACGCGTATACCGCGGCTGATGCGGTAATGAAATCAGGAGCGGTTTTTTATATTTGGCATGCGGACTTAGAGGGATACAACTTCCGCGGAGCGGCTAAAGACTGCGGGTGGGTTGTGAGGCAGTGTTTAATTTGGAAAAAGTCTAGCCTTGTAATGGGGAGGCAGGATTATCACTGGAAGCACGAGCCTTGTTTGTACGGATGGAAAGAAGGTGCTGGACACCTTTGGGCGGCAGATAGAAAGCAAACAACTATCTTAGAGTTCGACAAGCCTAGTCGAAACGGCGAGCATCCAACGATGAAGCCTGTCGCGTTGTTTGAATACCAAATGCTTAACAACACCAAAGGTGGCGACATTGTTTTAGATAGCTTTGGAGGATCAGGCACTACTTTAGTAGCAGCAGAAAAGAATGGTCGAGTTGCATATCTGATGGAACTAGACCCAAAATACTGCGATGTCATCGTTAAGCGATGGGAAGAATTCACCGGCAAGAAGGCAGAATTAGTTAGTGAACACTAACATTCGGAGTTAAAAAAATGCAGGGCGTGTTGCATGAACCAACGGATGAGAACAGAAAGCTAGTCAGAGGGCTAGCCGCGGTTGGCGTTCGTCACGAGGATATTGCCGCAAAGGTAGACCTAAGCGCGGATACGCTTGTTAAGTATTACAAGAAGGAGCTTGATGACGGTCGCGTGGATGCTAATGCCGCGGTAGCAAAAAGCCTCTATCAACAAGCCATGTCAGGAAATACCACGGCGATGATCTTTTGGCTAAAGACAAGGGCTAAATGGCATGAGAGCGTTAAGCACGAGATAACAGGTGAGAATGGCCAACCAGTTGCAATGCAGATCTCATGGGCGCAACCAGAATAATTATTCCTTATGCGCCAAGGCCTCAGCAGCTAAGGATTCATGACGCGTTAGGAGAGAAGCGTTTTGCTGTTGTAGTGGCTCACAGAAGATTAGGAAAGTCGGTCTCCGCGGTTAATCACCTTATACGCGAGGCGATACAAAATAACCGCGAGGCTCCCCGATATGCTTACATCGGGCCTACCTATTCCCAGACCAAGCGAGTCATCTGGGATTACCTCCTCAAGTTTACCCAACCACTTAACGCCATTGCCAATATTGCGGAGCTACGGGTTGATTTCTGGGGCAGAAGGATTCAGCTTGCAGGATCTGATAACCCAGACTCTCTGCGAGGACAGTATTTCGATGGGGTTGTATTCGACGAATTTGGCGATCAAGACCCGCGTATCTGGTCGGAGGTGGTTCGTCCAGCCCTGTCGGATAGGATGGGATGGGCTCTCTTCCTCGGAACCCCAAAGGGAAACAACCACTTCAAGACCCTGAGAGACCATGCGTCAGAGCATAACGATTGGGCCTTGCTTGAGTTCCGAGCATCCGAGACTGGTCTTATCCCTCAGACTGAACTCGACGCAGCCAAGTCTGAAATGGGAGACGACAAGTACCTGCAAGAGTTTGAGTGTTCCTTTGACTCAGCAATCGAGGGAAGTTACTACGGACAACTTCTCAATGAGCTACCGTCTGAGCGATTCCACGACATCCCTGTAGATGGTTTAGCTAAGACTTACGCAGCATGGGACTTAGGGATAGGTGACTCCACTGCGATCTGGGTTTGCCAGAGAGTTGGTTTAGAAACACGACTCATTGACTTTGTGGAGAACCACGGTCAGGGACTTGATTGGTATGTGAACTGGCTGAGAACAAATCGCTATGAACTAGCCGAGCAGTTACTTCCTCACGACGTACAAGTTAGAGAGTTAGGCTCAGGAAGATCGAGGCTAGAACTCCTGCAAGAAGCAGGGTTAAACATCACGATTGTGCCGAGAATGGGTGTTGACGATGGGATACAGGCCGTAAGAAGGCTGATTCCTTATTGTTGGTTCGACTCCAAGACAAAGCGTGGAGTGGACGCGCTACGCAATTATCGGAGACAATACGACGATAAGCGTCAAGTTTACTGGGATAAGCCTCTTCACGATTGGGCATCTCATGCTTCTGACGCATTTCGGTATTTAGCAGTTGGTATGTCCGAGACAACATCTTGGTCTAAACCTCTGAAACCTAACGTATCTTGGGTGGTCTAAATGGATGACGGACGATTAAAGGCGATTCTCCAAGGTGAGATTGATAACGCGATAGGTTTCTTAGAGACCGAGACGGTTGAGCAGCGTAAGAACGCGCTCACGGCCTACATGCGTGACCCCTACGGTAACGAGGTAGAGGGTCGCAGCCAGATCGTAACCGGAGAGGTTGCAGAAGCGGTAGACGGGATGCTACCGCCTCTTATGCGTCTTTTTACTTCTGCTGACCAGATCGGTGTATTTGAGCCTGTAGGCCCAGGCGATGAGCCATTAGCCCAACAAGCAACCGAGTACACAAACTGGGTGCTCATGAAGCAGAACCCAGGCATCTCGATCATGCACGACTGGTTCAAGGACGCGATCCTTCAAAAAGTCGGGGTTATCAAAGCCTACTGGGATGACTCGATCTCGGTTACTAAAGAGCAGTACGCAAACCTTACCGACGACGAATTAGCTCTCATCATGTCTGATGGCACGATGGAGATCGCAGCGCAAGAGACGGTTGAGCAAGATATTGACGGTCAAATGATGCGCGTTCATAACGTTGCGCTCATGCGTAAGACTAAGGCCGGAAAGATCAAGATAGAGAATGTGCCTCCCGAAGAGTTCTTGATCTCTAAGGCAGGCAAGACCGTAAGAGATACACCTTTCGTCGCGCACAGAAAACTCATCACAAGGTCTGATTTAGTTGCGATGGGGTTTGATGCCGAGATCGTGATGAATCTACCGGTCTACAACGATCTTGAGTTCTCTGCTGAGTACATTGCTCGATACAACCGAGACGAACAGCCTTACATGGAGCCAAGTCTCGACAAGTCCATGCAGACGGTTGAAGTGTTTGAGTGCTACCTAAAGACTGACTACGACGGAGATGGGATTGCAGAACTAAGACGGGTTCACTTTTCGGGGAATGAAATCCTAAGTAATGAGGAAACCGACTATGTGCCGTTTTACACCCTCTGCCCTATTCCGATACCTCATCGCTTCTTTGGGGATTGCCCTGCTGATCGTACAGTTGATCTCCAGCTTATCAAGACTACTCTAACGAGGCAGATGCTTGATAACCTGTACTTGCAGAACAACTCCCGCATGGGAGCAGTCGAAGGCCAGGTCAACCTCGATGATCTCTTGAGCGTTACGCCTGGTGGCGTGGTCAGGATGAAGAACCCTGGTGCACTTGTGCCTATCCAGGTCAATCCTGTTGCGCAGCAGGTATTCCCGTTCATGGAGTACCTGGACTCAATCCAAGCCAAGCGTACGGGCGTTACAGAGGCTTCCCAAGGGTTAGACCCCAACATCCTACAGAATGTTACTGCTGCGGCCATAGCAGCCCTTACGCAAGCCTCGCAAGGCAAGATCGAGTTAGTCGCTAGGATCTTCTCTGAAACGGGTGTAAAAGACTTATTCAAAGGACTCTTGCACCTCCTATGCAAGTACCAGGACAAAGCAGTCATCATTCGGATGCGCGGCCAGTATGTTCAGTACGACCCGCGAGAGTGGTCGAACCAGTACGATGTATCAGTGAATGTCGGACTTGGTACGGGGAACATCGAGCAAAAGATGGCGATGCTCTCAATGGTTCTTGCAAAACAAGAGCAGATCATTCAAGCGTACGGCCCGAACAATCCTTTAGTGTCTGTCTCGCAATATCGAGGGACGCTCGGAAAGTTGATTGAGGCAGCAGGCTTTGCAGACTCGGCTGAGTTCTTCAAGCAAGTAACACTGGAGGTTGATGCTGCACTTGCACAACCTCAGCAACAAGGCCCAGACCCTGCCGTACAAATGATGATGGCTCAGGCTCAAGCGGATATTGAGATCAAGCGTCAAAAGGCTATGGCAGACATTCAGCTTGCAAGAGAGAAGGCTCTAGCCGAGTTAGAACTCAAGCGCATGGAGTTCGAGGCAGAAGCGCAGATGAAGGCTATGAAAGTCGGCGCAGGCATTACGTCTAACATCGAGATACCAGGGTAATCATGGCTTTAGTTGACGAACTACCGGCTGGATGGGATAGCTACGACGCAGCGCAAAAGATTGCGTGGTTCAACGCTAATAATGTCTCAACGACTGAATTACTCAATGCTGGCGTTGATACCGATTCAATCAATTGGATGCTTAACAACGGGTACGCTCCGCCTCCAGAGCCGCCTCCGTATGTACCCCCACCTCCGGTTTATGTGCCTCCGGAGCCTGTGTATGTACCTCCGGCCCCTATACAGAACGAACCTGTTTATTACGAACCAGAACCTGTCTACGAACCTCCTCCGTATGTGCCTCCACCGCCACCTGCGCCGCCACCTGCGCCTGTTTACAACGTATTCGGTCTTAACTGGGACTCTGGTTCGTCGTTAGCCACTAAACAAGGCTATGTTAGCTCTTTGCTAACAGCAGGTATTACGCCAGATCAGATCAAGGCAAAGATTGCCGAGCTAGATCCGGCAAGTGCAACGCAGGCCAATTACGATTTATTAGGCATACCAAACCCACCTCCGTATGTTCCTCCTATCGAGGAGCCGCCGCCGGTTGTAACGCCTCCTCCGGTAACGCCGCCTGTTGTCGAAACACCTACGGTCACTCCACCACCGCAAGCATTCCCGCTAGAACCCGTTAACAATGTGAGCACACCTATGGCTACAACCTACAATGTCTTTGGGTTGGAATGGGATCCAAATTCCTCGCTCGCAACTAAACAGAGCTACATTCAGTCTCTATTAACTGCTGGCATCACACCAGATCAAATCAAATCAAAGATTGCGGAGTTAGATCCAGCTAACGCAAATCAAACTGTTTATGACTTGCTTGGCATACCTACTAGCCAACCTGTTACGCCACCGCCGCCTCCAACTTACGATGTATTTGGAGTGCAATGGAATACCGCAGCACCTTTAGCCACAAAACAAGGCTACATCCAACA